CCCCGGGATCGCGTCCGATCACGCCGCTGCTGCCTGACGACTCCGTCAAGCGCGACCACATGCGCGGGCAGCTCTTCGAGCAGCCCGACGGGACTCTGCTGTACGTGGTCATGCCGCGGGCGCCCGTCGATACGGCGGACCAGAAGACGAAGCGCCGTGCCGGCGGAGACACCGACGTCGCGCCGAACACGCTGCTCCAGCTCGCGCCGCCTCCGGGGCCGGTGCCGGTCACTCCGATCGACACGGCATCTGACCAGAAGGCGAAGCACCGCGGCGGCGACCTCGATGTGCTGCCCAACGCGACCCTGTACGGACTGCCGCCGGGCGGCCCTGTGCCCACCAAGACCACCGACTGGCCGCAAGATCCGGGTCGCCATCGCTGGAACCAGCATACCGACCTGACGCCGGCGAACCTGCTCATCACCTTCCCGCAGGCGCAGCCGTTCGCGGGCGTGCTGCCGCGGTACGACTTCACCCAGCTTGAGCGGCGGCACAACACCGGGCAGGTCGGCGTCCTGCCGAACGTGCTCGTGCTCAATACGGGCATCAACCCGGGGCTGTGCGGCAGCGCTACGTACACGCCGGTCCTCAGCCGCAAGCGGCCTCAGCTCGATCTCCTGCCGAACGTCGCGCTGCTGTACGCAGCCGCATCTACTCCGTTCTCCGGCGTGCGTCCGGTCGAGACCGCCGACCAGCCGCACCACCGCAGCCGCGACAAGGGCCAGCCTGACTACGACCTGAACGTCACCCTTCGGCTGCCCGGAAGCACCGTCATCCCGCCGGTCCAGAACCCGAACCTTGCCGACCAGCCGGCGCATCGAGACCACACCAAGGGCGAAGCGGCATGGGGCCAGAACCTCACCGCCTACCTCCCGGCGATCGTCCCGCTGCCGCCGGTGGCGAACCTCGGCACCGATTGGCAGCCCCAGCGTAGCGACCGGAGCATGGCCGGGCAGTACGGCTCGTCGGCGGTCTACCTGCCGTTCCTGCCGATCATGGCGGTCGACATCTCCGACCAGCAGCACCGCGATCACATGCGGGGACAGGACACCAACGTCCCCAATCTCACGATACGGCTGCCGGTGGCGTTCGTGGCGCCGTTCCCGCTGCCGGTAGACTGGCCGCAGCCGGTCCACAAGCACGACGCTCAGGAGACATCCAGCCTCAACCTGACGATTCTGGCGACGCTGACGGCGCCGATCGTCTGGCGGGATCTGGCCGACCAGCCGCACCACCGCGACCACATGCGCGGGCAGCCGGACTATGACCTGAACGTCTCGATCCGCCTCCCGGGCTCGATCTTCATCCCGCCGGTCACTCCGCTCGATTGGTCGAGCTACCCGGCAGACCGGCGCCCGTATCCGCAGTGGGAGCAGTCGGCAAACGTCGTCATCTACGACCTGCCGCCGGTGCAGCTCCCGCGCGTGGCTCAGGCGGACACAGCCGATCAGGCGCGCCGGCACGCGGTGCAGGTCGACATTCTGCCGAACCTCCTGCTGCTCGCTCAGCAGCAGCCCAAGCTCGTGCAGCCGATCGACTGGCCGCAGCCAGAGCGCAGGCGCAAGGTCTACAGCGACGACAATCTGCTCAACGTCACGCTGCGCCTGCCGCCCTCGGTCTTCGTGCCGCCGTTCATCGCGATCGACTGGACCGGCCCGCAGCCCAAGCGTCAGCACTTCTCGCAGGTCGAGCACGTGCCGAACGTGACGATCTTCCGCAAGATCCTGCACCACTTCGGTCCGAGCTACGTCCTCATGGTTGCCCCGCAGACTGAGCTTGAGGCATTCTCGCCACAGACGGCGGTGACGGTGAAGACGCCACAGACCACGGTGACGATCTCGCCGGTTCCGACGACAGGAGTCATATGAGCGCTCGCATCGCCATCATCGAGCAGTCAGCCTGCTACGCCATCGCCACCTATCTCGACATCAACGGCGTCTCGTTCATCCCGGCCGCGGTTCGGTGGCGCGTCGACGACATCACCAACGGCGTGAACACGGTGCCGTGGACCGTCATAAGCGCGCCCACAGCCTCCGATACAGTCACGGTCCCGGGCATAGCAAACGCCCGCACGTCGACTCGAAACACCGAGACCCGCGAGGTGCTCTTCGAGATCACCGACGACTTCGGTATGGTCGACCACAAGCGGGTGCAGTACGACATCGTCGCCAGCGAAGGCGTCTCACAGACCGAGGGTTAGCCTCGCGCGTTTAGCCGATCATGCCAGTCGAAAATCCGCCCCCGAGCTTCGGCAAGCGCTTCATGCAAGCGCTGACCTACACCTTCACCGGGAGCTTCTTCCCGCCGTGGAAGCCGCTTGAGGCTCAGCATCAGGAAGCCGCCGGTCGCCGGTACGACTACCCGCAGGTGTTCAACCTGCGCGTGCGTCCGCAGCGCGACACCGGCATCACCTTCGAGGTGCTGCGCGGTTACGCCGAAGTGTTCGATCTCTTCCGCATCGTGCTGGAGTCGCGCAAGGATGAGATCGAGGCGTTCGAGTGGTCGATCGTCGCCAAGGACGAAAAGCTCAGGGTCAAGGGCAAGGAAGTCCCGCAGGAGATGCAAGCGCGCATCGACGCGGTTACGGCTTTCTTCCGCCGCCCGGCGACCGGCCTGACGTGGCAACAGTGGCTGCGCGCGATCCTTGAGGATCACTTCGTGCTCGATGGTGTGTGCCTGTGGCCGACGGTCAAAGGCAACAAGCTCGTAGCCTGCGAGATCATCGACCCTGCGACGATCAAGATCCTGATCGACTCCAGCGGCCGTACCCCCGAGCCTCCGCTCCCGGCGTTCCAGCAGGTCATCAAGGGGATTCCGGCCGCAGACTTCCGCGCCGACCAGCTCTTCTACTTCATCAGGAACACGCGCTCGCACGTGGTCTACGGCAAGGGCGTGCTGGAGCAGATCCTGATGACGGTCAACATCGCGCTCTCGCGCGAGCGGCAGCAGTACTCGTACTTTCAGGAAGGCAACATCCCCGAGGCGATCGCCGGCGTCCCCGACACGTGGACCCCGCAGCAGATCAACGAATTCCAGCGGCTGTTCGATCAGTACACCGCGCTGGAAGAGCGCGTGGGCAAGCTCAAGTTCATCCCCGCGGATGCGAGCAAGGTGCAGATGCTTCGCCACGACGAGGCGCTGCTCAAGAACGACTTCGATGAGTGGCTGATCCGCATCATCTGCTACGCCTTCAGCGTCTCGCCGCTGCCGTTCATCAAGATGATGAACCGTGCGACGAGCCAGTCTGCGAACGACACCGCGAAGGAGCAGGGGCTGATGCCGCTGCTCGCATTCCTGAAGACGATCATGGATCGGATCATCACCGATGGCATGAGGATCGACGACCTCGAATTTTCGTGGAACGTCACCCAGCAGGTCGACGCGACCGCTCAGCTCGCGATCGACACCTTCGATCTCACGCACGGCGTGATCGACATCAACCACCTGCGCGAGCGCCGCGGCCTTGAGCCGATCGAGGGCGTCGAGCCGATGATCTGGAATACGACGGGGCCGGTGCCGCTGTCGCGTTACATCGACGGCACGGCGCCCGGACTCAACTCACCGGCGTCGTCTGAACCACCGGGCGGGGGCGAAGACGATGAAGGCGAGGGCGAGGATGGTGAGGGCGACAATCATAGCGCCAATGGTAGCAGCAACGGCCATGGGCCGCCACAACAGAAGGCGTTGACGATTCATGGGCTTACGGCCAAGGACGTCATCGCGCTCATGACCAGCGACCACGGGACACTACCACAGTCGTTAGGGAAGGACTATAATCCCGACGAGCCCCGCGATGGGCACGGGCAGTGGACCGCGGGAGGTTCATCGCTCGATGGCTTCCGCGACAAGATGGCGGAGGCGTTGAAGACGCACGGCGGCTTCACCTTCGATCCGCGCACGCAAAAGGCAGCGACTGAAGGCATCGCCGTTGGCGCGTTTCCGTCGCACAGCGGGCAGTTCGATGAGAGCAACTTCGGGACCGAGCAACTGAAAGGCTGGATGGACGCGAACGCAAAACTTCTGGGCGAGGGCCGCAACTACATCGGCGGCTGGGTCGACAACGGCAAGGTATGGCTTGACGTCGTCAAGGTGTACCCGCAGTCGATGAAGGACTTGGCGCTCGCGATGGGCCGCAAGCTCAATCAGATCTCTGTGGCGGATCTCGGAGCGATCAGCCGCGGCGACATGGAGCATGCTTTCATCTCGACCGGAGGCACCGGCGAGGCGAGCAAGGCTGACGCCGGCGGCTTCGACAAGGTCTCGATGAAGACTGGCGATCACCTGCCGGTGTTCCTGCTCTTCCCGCCGAAGACCAAGCCCGAGACGATCGTGAACGCTGTCAAGGAAGTGTGGGCGAAGCAGAAAGCGGCGCGCGCCGCGCTCAAGAAACAGGAGGGGCGCCCGGGCAGGGATCGACCCTTTCGCCTCTGACGAGGTCTCCAACGAGATGTCCGGGCGGTCGCCTGAAGGACGCCAGTTCCTGTCTCAGTACGGCGTCGAGAAGCTCGCGAAGCTGCGCGAGTCGACGATGCAGACGCTGGCCGAGCGCCGCGCCGAGCATCGGCACGACGTGACGCGCAACGCCCGCACCTCAAACAACGTCCGTGACATAGCCAAGGAACTCGCGGAGCTGAAGCCCACGCTCGGGCGCGCGCTGAGTCGAATCAAGGCTCACGTCACCGGGCGACTCACCGAAGAGTGGGAGCGTCGCAAGATCGCCGGTCATCCCGCGGAGAAGATGGCGAAGGCCGGGACGCCGATGTCTGCGGTCATGGTCGAAGTGGTCGACGAGATCCTCGGCTACGCCGTGGTCGACGAGGACTTCAGCGGGCTCATCGACGCGCTGGTGGCGAGTTTGGGCAAGCAGTTCTCCCTCAGCGCCGCGCAGCTCTACATCGCGCTGCAGCTCCCGATGTCGGACGCCGGGATGGATGATGCGCTCGACGACGTCAACGACGAGGCCGAGAGCTGGGCGCGCGAGCATGCCGCCGAGCTGGTGAAGAACATCTCCGAATCGACGCGGGAGATGATCCGATCGGACGTGGACATGGCGATCATCGCCGGCGACTCGGCTGGAGATCTTGCGAGCACGGTGGCGGAGAACTACGCTTTCAGCGACGCGCGCGCGGAGACCATCGGCCGCACCGAGCTGGCTCTGGCGAACGTCGCCGGGCATGTACAGGTCGGCCACGATACCGGCGCCGTCGGTAAGATGCTGCTGCTCGGCAGCGAGCACGACACCGCCGAAAGCTCCCCTGACGAGTGCGACGATGCCGCGGATCTAGGCGTCATCGGGCTCGACGACGACTTCAACGGCAACGGAGATCCGCCGATTCACCCGAACGCCTGCTTCGCCGGGACGACTTTTGTCCCTTATGGCGAAGCCCTACAGATCATCAGGTCGCTTTATGATGGACCGGCGATACTCATCGAGGCCCGGTTGGGTGAATTTTCCGCGTGGGCGCCCGGGACCGTAATCCCTGAGCGGATAGAGCTGACCATCGGGCCTCACCACCCGGTGCTTACGCGGCGCGGCTTCGTCGAGGCGGCATTGCTGCGCGAAGGCGATGAGCTGCTTTACGACGCTCGGGTGCAGGCTCAGACCAACCATGCGAATTTCAAAAACGTTCCATTCTTTGAGGATGCGTTTGAAGCGGCGAATGCGGTATCGCCGGGTAAATCGAGCGTTGCCTCCGCCGCTCGTTACTTCCACGGCGATGAGGAGTCCATCTATGGTGAAGTCGATGTTGTAAGGCCCGCACGGCGTCTGCTGCCGGTACTCGATCCGCTCGGCATCCAGCAGCTTCGCAAATGCTCGCTCATGGGGGCCGATATGGAGGCCGCGCACGTGGCGCGTTGCAGCGCGTGCCGAACGGCGCTTGAGCGGGTCTTTGCTTCCGCGTCTGGCAGCGTGAGCGGCGGCGGTCATGGACAGGCGAGTAGCGGCGTTCTGTCTCGCCCACCACCGTTTCAGTGCTTCCGAATTATTGCCACTCATCGGACGAGGTTCAATGGCGTTGCGTTTGATGCTTCTACGTCGAGCGGATTTTATCTTAACAGCGGCCTAGTGGTAAGAAACTGCGTCTGCGACATCAAGCTGATCTACCCGGACGACCCCGAGGCCGACGACCTGCAATCCTCGTAGCCGGCTGGCGCGTTAGGCCATCCAAATGCCCAACGCCCTCGCAGCTCCCGCCGATCCGAAGCTCTTCTTCCGGCTCTTCAAGGTCGACGAGGAGAATCGGCTCGTCTATGGCCGGGCGACCGAGGAGGTCCCCGATCGGCAGGACGAGGTGATGGACTACAAGACGTCCAAGCCGTTCTTCCAGCAGTGGTCGGCTGAGTGTCACAAGGACAGCGGCGGCAAGAGCTTCGGTAACCTGCGCGCCATGCACGGCGCGATCGCCGCCGGCAAGCTCACCGACATCCAGTTCAACGACGAAGACAAGGCCGTCGACGTCGTCACCAAGGTCGTCGACGACAACGAGTGGGGCAAGGTTCTGGAAGGCGTTTACACCGGGTTCTCGGTGGGCGGCCGGTACGCCAAGAAGTGGGCCGACAAGATCGGTGGGAAGACCGTTACGCGCTTCACCGCGGACCCTTCGGAGATCTCGCTCGTTGATAGGCCGTGCTGCCCGACGGCGAAGTTCTTCGAGGTGCAGAAATCGGACGGTTCCGTGGTGCAGGTGGCGCTCAAGACGTGGTCGAGCCCTGCCTCCGCGACTTCCGGCATTTCCAGCTACGACGAAGAGGGCGCGCGCGGCTCCAAAGCAGAGGTCAGTGACGTGGACAAGATCGCTCGTCGTAAGGATACGAGCCCGGCTGAGGGCAAGAGCAAGTACGGCGACGTCGCCTTCGCCGACCCGAAGAACAAGAAATATCCGATCGACACCGAGGAGCACATCCGCGCGGCTTGGAACTACATCAACAAGCCGAAGAACGCGGGCAAGTATTCGTCGGCGGATGCGGCCTCGATCAAGCGCCGCATCGTCGCCGCGTGGAAAGCCAAGATCTCCAAGGACGGCCCTCCGTCCGCAAAGGCCGATATGCCGCATCTGCGCAAAGGAATCGAGACCGTCGCATCGCTCGCGGACCTGTGCCAGCGCCTGAAATGGCTCGCTGATGGGACGTTCTTCGAGCGCGAGAGCGAGGGCGATGACTCCGAAGTTCCCGAGCAGCTCCGCGAGCAGGTGAAGGACCTGCTTGAGACCCTCGCCGACATGGCGCAGGAAGAGGGACAGGAGCTGGCCGACGGCACCGGCGCTGGAGATGCTGCGGGCGCGTTGGTGCGCTCCGCCGCCACCGCCGAGCTGCGCAAAGCGCTCGACGAAGCTGAAGCTGATCCGAACCAAGATACCGGGCGCGCGTTACTTCGTGCGCTGCATGCCACACTTTCCAAGGACACGGACATGCCTGTGAAGAAAGTCGCTCCCAATCCGACCGCTGGTGGAGAAGTCGAAGCTCCCGAGGGGAAGGACATCGAGTCCGAGAACGCCAAGAAAGATGGCGACGAGGACTGCGAAGACGGCATGAAGCCGAAGAGTCGCAAGGCCGCCAAGTCCAAGGACGAGGAGGACGACGGCGAAGACGGCGACGGTGAGGACGGCGAAGACGGCGAAGACGGCGAGGACGAGAAGCCCAAGGGCAAGGCGCACAAGGCCAAGAAGGCCCGCAAGAGCGCCAAGAAAGTCGACGCCGGTGACGACGACGACAGCGACGACGAGGACGCGCCCTTGACCAAGGCAGACCTGCAGGAGAGCTTCATCGGCCTACTGGCAGGGCTCGGGGTCATCGAGCGCGCGCCCACCGCCCGTCCGGTCGCCAAGGCCGTCAGCTCCGGCATGGAGCGGCTCGCCGAGCGCATGGCCGAGGCCGGCAGCGCCGGCAAGCTGTTCGCTGTCGACAAGGGCGGCGCGCAGCAGCGCGGCCCCGGCGAGACCGAGGCGGTGCGCAAGTTCGCACACGTCAAGGAACTCATGAAAGCGATCCCGGCGCCGCTCGAAGTGACCGATGCCGAGCCCGGCACGGACGCGAGCGCAGCCGAGCGCAACCTCTACCGCGAGAAGGTGATGCGCGCGAACTTCTCGCACTTCATCAAGGCGCTGCACGCGCGCGGCCCCGACGAGATCTGGGACCCGCGCAGCTCGCAGATTTCGCAGTACTTCCGCCACGCCTGATCTCAAGGACGAGAGCCACATGCCTCAGAGCATCGAAGACTTCCTCGGCGGGTTTCAGGAGCTGCTGGCTTCCGGCGGTTTCCAGCTCGCGAAGACGTGGAACAGCCCGGCTAATGCCACCACCGGCATCAACTTCTACGACCTCGAACTCGGGGCGAAGATGCTGGTCCCGGTCATCACCCCGCTGCGCAACCGCATCCCGCGCACGAGTGGCAAGGGCGGCATTCAGGCGAACTGGCGCGCGGTCACGGGAATCAACACCGCGAACCTGAGCGCCGGCGTCGGCTTCGGTATCCGCGGCGGTGTCGTCACCAACGCCACCACGGACTACACCGCGGTGTACAAGGCGATCGGTCTGGAAGACGCGGTCGTCTGGGAAGCGGATCTCGCCGCCATGGGCTTCGACGACGTCAAGGCCATCGCGGTGCAGTGCCTGCTGTGGTCGCTGATGATCCGCGAGGAGAAGATGATCCTCGGCGGCAACACCAGCTACGCGCTCGGCACGCCGACCGGGCTCACCGTCACCAACGCCTCGGGCGGCACGGTTCCGACCGAGACCTTCTCGGTGTACGTCGTGGCTCTCACCCGCGACGGCTACGAGCTGGCGGTGGCGAACAGCGCCGTGCCCGGACAGGTCTCGCGCACCAACGCGGACGGCTCGACCTCGACCTACGGCGGCGGCTCTTCGCACCCGAGCGCCAACGGCACCGTCTCGGTGACGACTGGCGCCGCGGCCTGCACCGTCAACGCCGTCCCGGGCGCCTGCGGCTATGCGTGGTTCGGTGGCACCACCGGCAACGAGAAGCTCGCGGCGATCACCACGATCAACAGCTACGTCTTCACGGCCACTCCGACCGGGCAGGCGTTCTCGGCGATCCCCGGCGGCACGACCACCGACTTCAGCACCAACGCGCTGGAGTACGACGGCCTGCTCACCATGATGGCGAACAGCGCCTACAACGGCCTGTGGGCGACGCAGCCGACCGGCACCGCCGGCACCGGCACGCCGCTCACCGCCGACGGCGAAGGCGGGGTGCAGGAGATCGACACCGATCTCAAGTACTTCTGGGACACGTGGCGGCTCTCGCCGACCGACATCTACGTCTCCTCGCAGGAGATGCTGAACATCGCCAAGAAGGTGCTGACGGGTTCGCAGAACTCGGCCCAGCGCTTCGTGTTCGATGTCTCGCAGGGGATGCTGGCGGGCGGCTACATGGTCCGCAGCTACCTCAACAAGTTCTCGATGGGCGGGGTGAAAGAGATCCCGATCCGGCTGCACCCGAACATGCCGCCGGGGACGATCCTCTACTACACGGACACCATTCCGTACCCGACCTCGAACGTCACCAACGTCGTGCAGGTGCGCGCGCGCAGGGACTATCACCAGATCGACTGGCCGATCGTCACCCGCAGCTACCCCTACGGCGTGTACGCCGACGAGGTGCTCCAGAACTACTTCCCGCCGGCCTTCGGCGTGCGGTCGAACATCGCCAACGGCTAACAGCCGTCAAGGACCAAGGACAGGCACATGGCAAAGCGTTCAGTCTCGGCTGCGTCGATCACCACCGCGCCGATCGCCGACACGGTGAACATCACCAACGGTGCGTACCTCTCCGTCATTCAGGGAGGCACGACCACCCAGCGCGTCAATCTGATCGAGGTGATGCTCGGCGGCCAGTCGGCCTCGACGAGCCAGCCGCAGGTCATCGTGGTCGCGCGTGACTCGACGATCGCCGTGACCCTCGGAGCGACGACCACCGTCGACGCGCCGCTGGACGCAGCCACCGCCGCGCTCGCCGCGCCGCCGATCACCGGCAACACCTTCACCACCGCCCCGCAGCGCTACGCCTCGGGGCACCTGCTGGTGTTCTCGTTCAACGCTTACGGCGGCATGGCCCGCTGGCTCGCCAAGGACGGCGAGGAGATCTCGATCATCGGGACCGCGGTCGATCTGGGCGAGCTGTCGTGCAGTGCCTTCACCGGCACCACGGCGGGCGCCATCGGCGGTCACATGGTGTACGAGCCCCTCTAAACCGTCACCGTCGGAGAGTCCATGGCAGACGAAAAGGCGGCCGGCAAGGCCGAGGCACCGAAGTCGAGCGGAGTGCGTGTCAAGCTCCCGAAGCACGTCACCTCTCTCAGCTACGACGGTATGCCGATCAAGGTCGACGCCGACAACGTCGTCGAGGTGTCCGCCTCACTGGCGAAGGTGCTCGTCGAGAGCCACGGCGCTGTGTATCACACCGGCAAGTGACCCGGGGACGGAGGCCCGGCCATGGCCTACGACCCCCTCTGCACCGTCGACCTCGTCAAGTCGTACCTGAACATCACCGCTTCGACGGATGATGCGCGGATCGACATGCTCATCGGCGGCGTCTCCGAGCTGATCGGGCGCTGGTGCAACCGGGAGAATCTCGGCGCCTCGATCACCTACACCGAGAACTACCGCTTCCCGAAGAACCCCAAGTTCGACGGCGTCTTCGGTCCCTCGATCACG